CTGCTCTTTTGTAGCCATTGCAACAGGAGTGCTTTCTTTTTCAATAATGTTTTTTCCATAGAATTTGCAAAAGTTATCGTATGACCAAACGAATTCAGCAGGGAATTTATTTTTTCCAATCTCTGCTCTCTCTTTGATCGTTTCTGCAATTCGCTCTCCACCTTTTTTAGATATACGAAAAACAAGATCATAAAAATAATCATCTCCTCTCATGCTATCAAAAGTTACCCCAATTTTGCTAAAGTTTGTTCCATAGACATCTTTTTGATGCGATGTTGCAATAACATTCATATCAAGTTGAAGTGTTAATCGTTGTAAAGCTTTAAAATCAGCTTTAACTTTACCCCAATAACGCATTCCAAAATCTCCTATCTCGCCTTCTTTTTTATCTTTAGAATATTTTTCAAAGATCCTTGTCCATTTTTCTTGAGTAGCATTATAGACTTGCGTTATTGGATCAATAATGAGTGTTTTATATTGATGCTTGATTGTTAAAAGTTGCCTGATCTCTTCTTTAATATCATCAGGATTTAACGATTGAAAAACTGCTGAGTTACTTTTGCGGATTACTTCATCATAAAATAAAGTTCCTCTTTCTGTATCTATGACATAAGAATTTGGAAATTGAAGAGCAGCAAGAGTTTTGCCAACTCCAGCTTCTCCAAAAACAAACATTTTTAATCTTCTTTCTATTTTTGCTGGCGTAGTTCCTTTAAGCATTTTGTTCCTCCTTATAATTTCTTCCATCAAACAAGATTTCTCCTTCTTTCATTCCTTTTTGTATCATCTCATATTTTTTATGTGAATTATTTCCTTTAAAAAGCATGAGATTTTTTATTATATTATCGCTTCTTACTCCGTTAATATGATGGACTATTTCTTCTCTTAATAACTTTCTTCCTATTGCTTTTTCCATAATTAAACGATGTTCGAGCGTATAGTTGCAAGCACCTTTTTTTCCAGAAGATGTTTTTATATAAATATAACCATCCCTTGTTAAATATCGTCCTCCTTTCCAGTTTCCATTTTTTTCCATTGGACTTCCTTTTTTATTATTGGTTTCTTCTGTCCATTTTTTTCTAAGATTATATTTATTCCCAAGCATTAGTTCTTTTTTTTTCTGCTTAAATTCTTCAGTATGTTTTTTTCCCTTATTAATTGTATGTCCCTTTTGAAAGCCTTTTGTCATTTTTATTTCCTTCCTAAAAAATATTTAACGTTTTTAATCCAATTTTTATTTGTTCCATTGTCATTATCACAACCAACAGGGCAATATCTACTACCCAAGAATGCTATAAAATCACCACTTCCATTCCAATCTTTTTTCGCATGACGGATAGTATTAATACATGCTTGGCGAGGAGTTGTTATTTTATATTTTGTCAATATGCCATAAGGATGATTTGTTTTAGTTCCACCTTCAGCTAGATAAATAGCATCAGCAATTTCATCATCTGAATATTGCTCTGCGTGTGCAACTTGGCAAGATAATAAAATCCCAATTATTAAAAGAAAAGATAAAATTGTTGATGGTATGACATACTCAAATAGCATTCGCTTTACATTATCCATTGCTAGCTCCTTCATTAAATAATGCACGGGCAGATATGGCTTTGGAGCCATAAGCGAGCAACCCACCGTAAGGCGTCCACCCGTGCGATATTTGGTTATATTTGCGCTCGCTCATTAATTAATATCCTGTTTGTAATACATTGCATAATGTACTTCTAATCTTTTTGTTTGAGAAGTGATCATTTGGTTAATCCTCTAAGATACTTAATAAACCCCATATACTCATCAAGATATTGTTTGTTGTTTTCATGCGTTTCTTTAACTCGTTTCTCAAAATCTTCTAGCTTTCCGCTCCAACATCCACACCAGATAAAATCATCCTCAAAACAATAAGTTGTCATATTCTTGCGTGAGCCTATACAAGAAATTTGTATGTAACGTTTATCAAGTTTTGCTAAGCTAAGATTTGCCGAATGAAGATTTGCCGAATGAAGATTTGCAGAATCAAGATTTGCCCAGCGAAGGTCTGCCGAATGAAGATTTGCCGAATGAAGATTTGCCCAGCGAAGGTCTGCCGAATGAAGATTTGCCGAGCAAAGATTTGCGGAGTCAAGGTTTGCGGAGTCAAGATTTGCGGAGTCAAGATTTGCCGAGTGAAGATTTGCAGAATCAAGATTTGCCGAGTGAAGATTTGCGGAATCAAGATTTGCCCGATAAAAATTTTTATCTTTGTTTTTCTCCAAACAATCCTTGACGCTTTCATATTCTCCACAAACAATAATTTCATAATTATCCCATCGGCGAATTTCTATGTATTTTAATGCCTCTATATTATTCATTGCTCGCTCCTTTCGGTTAACTTATTTTGCTCGCTCATTAACTAAAAATATTATATTATAATCTTCAAGATTAGTCAACTTTTTTCTTTGGTAAATCAACTTCTTCGCCACCAATCCAAATATTTGATGCTTCAAATAGACGACAAATTAGTTTTATAATTCTGATCTGTTCTTTAGTAAAGATTTTAAAAATGTTCATTTATTCCGCATTGATCTGGACAATCTTTACATTTTCCAACCAAAACATTTCCTTCTACAAATTTTGTTTTCTCAATATTTATAATGTTGCCAATAACAAGACGGTTGTCCTTGCTTGGTCTAAAAGCTGTATCAATATTTGGTGTATGCTTAAATAGTTCTTCTTGCAAAATACTTCTTGAAAAGCCCTCTGGATTTTCTTTATTAAAATCACATGAAACTACTCGTAATACTGACTTGCAATAAGGTTTCAACCGATAGAATTGTGTTAGTCTATAAGAAAATTGTTGTTCTGTATCTAACGCTGATATTGATGTATTTATACAGATGTTAAGTTTTTTTATTTCATTAAGCGTTTTATCAGAAAGTGCTTTCCAATGTTTTGTTATTATTACAATAACTTTTCCGCAATCATTTATTTCTTTACAAATATTTATTGTATGATCCCAGTCTTCTGACGGATCGCCCATTTCTCCTATTCTTATAAAAGGTAGATTGCATTTTCTTATTTCTTTTTTTATTTTTTCAATATGGCTTATATCCTTAAAGCCAAAGAGGTAGAGTTGTTTATTATCCTCAATAAACTGTCTTTTGATAGATTTCGAGAAATCAAAAGAATATCTATTCGCTATATTTTTAGCATAGCAATCATCATAGCAACCCTTAGGATATGTTTCCAAGCAAACGCTGCAGCCTTTTATGGTATCTAAAATATAGCAACCTCTTCTATTCTTATTTAACGTTATTTCTTTTTTATAAGTTTTCATAATCTTCCTATTTTTGAATAAAAGTCTTTAATTTTCTCTATATTTCCTTTATAAAAAACAAATATCTTTTGTTCTCTTTTCGGAAATTTTCTATAATTAAGAGTTATCTTTGCATGAGCAAGGCGAGTAAATTCACATTCAAGATATACAATTTTGTTATAAATATGAAGCCCTTGATCTCTGAAAAATAATTCATGTTCTGCTTCGCAACCATAATAAGCACCGTTTTTATTTCTACTATCGCCTGTCATAACAACAAAAAAACAATTATCATTTAACGCCTCGATTCCTTTTTTATAACCAGCAAACAATGTATCTCTAAACTTTTCATAGGTAGGAATATTATTTAATTCACCTTCTGGGGATTTTCCGTCATAATCAAGATATTCTTCAACCTGATAATATGGTGGACAAGAAAAGATAAGATCAAATTTTCCTTCTGGGATATATGTTGAGCTGTCACTTTTAATCCATTTTGCGCTATTCAAATCTTTGCATATTGCATTATTTGCATCACATTGATTTTGTCTAATCTCGCTTGCAATATATTCATATCCATAACTACTAGAAACAAAACCGAACTGAACCCCCCCCCCGAAAGGATTATAAATACGTTTTCCGTTTTTGGGCATAAACAATCTAACAATCACATCACAAACAACAGGATCAAGAACACTTGCATTTCCATTAAAAGATTTTCCGTCTTCATGCTTTACTTTTCCATCTTTAACGGTTTTTTTTGATAAAATAATATTAGACATTCCGTTTGAACCTTGCCAACAACCATCTCTTGACGCAAATTTAGGGTTTTTAATTCCTTGTTTTTCTCCAGCAAGCTCTATTTTTTCATTCCATTCTTTTTTCATTTTTAACCAATCAGCTTTTGTTGTAGTCCAAACGTTTGTCATTGTTGCATGGCATAATCTTTTTAATCTCACTTGTTCTAAAGTTCCGTATACCATATAAGCATATCCGCTTAAATCGAGATACGTTTTAAATCCTATTGCTTCAAAAATTTTAGGACATTCAAGAGGGTGTTTTGTGCTTACTGTCATTATCATTGGATAGCCAAAGGTATTTTGTTTAATAATTTCGTTTACCATATCGCTATAAATTTCTTTATCTTCTTTGCCTTTAATCATTGCAGATTGCAAAAGACAAAACTCTCCTACTTCATGGTTAACCTGAAATGTAAAAAATCCAGAAAATACATCATTTATTTTTAGAATAATTGCAGAATGTATTTGCATATTTTTTCTTGCTGCACGATAAGCAACACCATCTTCAATCGCAAGTTTTGCTACGTCTTGTTCATAACCAGATCCAAGAACGCTATCAACTTTTATAAATTTAATCTTTTCTTTAAACAAATTTTCTGTCATCTCATCCCCCATAGTATAGAAATTTGAAGTAATGAAGCACCGAACCAGTAAAGAGTTCTTGCCCAATTTTTTTCTACAGCACAAACGATCATAATCACAAAATATTCGGCTAATAATATTTTGATAAATAAGTTAGACATTTTCTTCCTCATCATGCCAATCAACTTTTGTTATATTAAGATTATTTATTTTTAATTTATATTTATTAACTCTTAATGCTGGATATATATCTTTTTGATCTCTAATAAACTTCATGAATTGTATTAACTTCTGGTCAATAGCTTTCTTTTCATTATCAGATGGTTTATAATTATCTCTATATTCACATAACCACCAGATTGCATCTCTATTAGAAAGCTGAGCTTTCCATTTATCATCATAGTATTTCTTAACACTTTCTTGTGTATGAAATTCTGTTTGCTTGGTTATTCTTGTTTCAAAAGATAGTTTTTTAAAAGCATCGCTGTTTTTGAATTGCTCGAACACCCTTACTTCTTCAGGAATTTCAGGTTGATTAATAGGCTGAATTGATGTTACTGCTTCAAATAAAGAGGTCATTTGAGTTGTCATTTATTTAAACACTTTCTGTTAAATTCATTAATAGTATCTTCTTCTGTCTTTGGCTCTTCATAATTGATCCAATCTTGCCAGTTATTAAACCATGTTGAAGCGTTTTGGATATAACCATCTTTAACTTGCTTGCATTGAAGATAGTTATTTAAGGCTTTTTTGATGTTTTCAAAGTCTTGATCTGTTTTGATAGATGAATTAAAATGACTTTCAGCTTGTTTCTTGCCTAGCTTCTTTGGATATTGATCATATATTATATTAAAATCATATTTGATTACTTTAATATTTGTTTTAATAACATCTTTAATTATATCTTTATCTTTAAGTTGCATAGCTTTTGTTTTGCTTTTGCTATGCAATTGCATATACTTATCCCATCTTATCTTTGCATTTGCACTCATATTTGATGATTTTATCTGTCTTTTTTCCATTTCTTCCATCAATCTGACATTAAAGAAGCCATCATCTGTTTCAATAAACTTATTTTTGATCAGATCATGTCCATTACATAAAGCTTTAAAAGAGATTTTATCTATTAATCCACCGTGCTGATGTTGAGAGCATAAGAGACGGATATAAATGCCAACTTGCTCATTTGACATAAACATTGTTCCAGTTAAAAAATCACTAACATAAAATAGCAATGCGGGATCTTTAGCCATATAATTTTCAATAAATACTTTTGCCAGCGGTTGTGAGTAAGAACACTAGCTGAGGTAGGTTCGCCGCTGGCAAAGGATTAAATAAATTCATTTTGATTGATTGATCCTTACTCACAATTCTTATTATACTGAAAATTAAAGAAAATAAAACATTTATTTTCGTAAAAAATAATATTTTAAAATAATTGTTGCAAAAATGATTATTTATAATAACATAATAATTGAAGGACATTTTTACAACTATGATTATATTAAAATTATATAATGTTCTCTCATCTATTATTCCCATAAAAATTAATTCAATTTCTATTTTCAAACCATTGTCATTAAAAAGGTTAAGGTAAATTAATGGCTGGAAGAAAAAGTTGGGAAAAAGAATTAGATATGAAAGCATTATGGGATTTAAGTATTCCCGTTTTAAAAAAAGCATTACGATCAACAAGTCCTAAAAGAGAAAATCAAAGAATTCAAATTGCTTTAGCTTTAACTCAAAAAATGATGCCTCAACCTATTGAAGAGCCGATGGAAGAAACTGAATTGCTTGAAAGCCAAATTGTTTTTGCTAATATTCCAAAGAATGGTGATGGCGAAAAAAGATTTAAGGAGTATTTAAATTGATTGAAGCACATTTAAAACATTATCAACCACATGAAGGACAATTAGCACTTCATTATGCTATGCAGAATTATGATTATGTTGCTATGATCTGTGGTATACGAGGTGGCAAGACATATAGTGGCGCAAGAGAAGCTGTAAGACAAGCTTGGAACTCAACACAAAAAGGGGTTTATGGAATTATATCTCCGACATTTAACATGTTAGATCGCACGACATGGATGGAATTCAAAGAAGCAGCAAGACCTTTTATTGCTAAAGAAAATGATAGTAAAAAGATAATCGTTTTAAAGAATGGTCGCAGAGTTCACGGGCATAGTGCAGAAAATGCTGATCGCATTCGTAACGAAACATTTGTAGGCTTTTGGGTAGATGAAGCCCGTGAATGTAAAAACTTTGGAATGCTATGGGATGTCTTACTTGGTCGTGTTTTATCAACAGGCGGTAAAGGATTTATTACAACCTCACCAAATTCTTTTGATGATATTCATAAAATATTTATTGAGCAAAAGAAGCCAAACTATAAAACAATTCGATTTTCTACATACAAAAATAAATACATTGATGCCAAAAGGATCCAAGAGCTAGCTCAAAGCTATGATGCTAAAAATGCAGAACAAGAGATCGGAGGGCAATTTGTCATCTTTGAGGGTGCTGTATATTATACTTTTTCTAGAGCTGATAACGCTGGTGATTTGGCGTTTGAACTCTGCCGATATAATCCATCTCTCCCCCTTTGTTTGGCTTGTGATTTCAATATCGATCCTATGTCCTGGGTTATTGCTCAAGTTATCGAAAAGAATGGATTAAAAAAGATCGTAGTCATTGATGAGATATTTATGCGTAATACAAATACCGAACAAGCTTGTAGAGAGTTTAAATCAAGATTTCCAAATCATATTTCAGGATTATATTTATATGGCGATGCAACAGGTCATGCAAGACATACCGATAGTAATGTTACAAATTGGAAGATTATTGAAAATGAATTACAACGCTATGGAATAACTAAAAGAGTTCCAACCTCAAACCCTGCTGAAAGAGATCGCATAAATGCTTTGAATTCTATGATTAGAAACTCTAAAGGCGATAGGCGAATATTAGTCAATCCTAATTGCAAAAAGCTTATTGCTGACCTTGAACAAGTTGCGTTTAAAGAAGGATCAACTCAAATTGATAAGAACAAGAATTTGATGTTAACACATATCTCTGATGCTTTAGGGTATATGACCGAGAAAGACTTTGGATTAAATAAGGGACTTATAGAAGGATTAAAGATTTAATGACTAAGGGATATTCTAAAATTACTGGATTGCCAGTTAGACTTGGAAAGAAAATGCCATTGGACTTGTCAAGAATGTGGAAATAGAGGTTGTATTTACATCCATGCTCATCACATAAAATCTTTTTCTGAGTTTCCAAAATTGCGTCTTGCGATTGATAATGGAATAACTTTATGTGTTAAATGTCATTCTAATTATCATCCTAGTATTACATTGAAAGGACTAAAAATCTAATGCAAATATCATTCATAAAAGAAATGGTTGAAAATCCTCATCCCATTTATAAAAAGAATTTTAATTATTGGAATTTTTTATTGCAAAGTTATGAAGGCGGAATTGATTATACTCAAAGCTCACTTGAAGAAGCAGTTGATAAAACAATAGGAATAAAAGTTATAGTCAACGGAAAAGAGATAAGTGATAATCGTAATGTGAATTTATTTCAGCATGCTAAAGAGCGTGGAGAAGATTATAAGAAGCGAGTTAAAATGTCTTATTATTATAATTTTTGTTCGCCTATCATAGATATTTATACAAATCATTTATTTAATAAACCGATTATTGAAAACTTTGATGGGATTAATGAAATCGCTTTAGATACTCGTATGATGAATATTGATAAAAAAGGTTCTAGTATTTCAGAGTATCGAAAAGAATTAGCTGACATGACTCAGCTTTATGGTCATTGCTTTACTATTTGCGATAACCCTACATCAACAGCAAATATTCTCACGCTACAAGATAAAATGGATGCTGATAAGTTCCCCTATTTTGCTATGTATCAACCACAAGATGTAATAAATTGGTCTTTAGATGCTTTCGGTCAATGCAATTGGGTTTTGCTTCGTGAATGCTATGATGCTAATACAGAAGCTCAAA